GTGCAAGGTTTATTGGATTTAAATGACATGCAGGAAAATTTAAAATCAAATGGTTATACAAATCGTAAACTGGCAACGCGTTTTAAAGTAACGCATACAACAGTAAATAGTTATTTTAAAACACAAGGAAAATTTGATTTCATGCACTTTGTGGACGCGCTGAAGCTATATAAACCCAAAGATATTGATTTCAGAAGAGAATGCATCAAATGGTGTATACCTACACTATCACATAAAAATTTAAAGTTAGCGTTAGAAGTGTTAGATATGTTTGGGGAATATGAACTCCAAGATGCAGTAATCCAGCAAATAATGAGCTTTAAAGCCAATAAAGATGAAAAAGAAAAGAAAAAAAGTAATTCCAAAACGATACGAATAAATTTAAATCTGGTTCCATTATACAAAACATTACGAGAAAGAAGCGAGAATACAATTACCCCTAAGATGTTCTTTGAAAAAGTTGATCAAATCAGGAAAAGTCAAAAGTATACAGACAATGAACTAGTAATAATATCAGTTTTGAATACAATATATTCTTTTTTTGATTTAGGTAATTACAAGATGGTTAATGAATATATCCAGCAGTTATTACCGGACATTTTGAAAATTAAATGTCATACCTTAAGAGATTCGCTTCTATTAAGAATAAAAGAGATGAAAATTTTTGTTGCGCTTCACGAAAATAATTTAGAAGAATCACGCGAGCTATGTTTTGAAATCATAAATGATCAGACAAATTGCTACGTCAGCACAAAAGCAGTAGCATTTTGCAAAATTGGAGAAAGCTATGTTTTCTCTGATTATAAGAAAGCAAAAGATTACATGGAGGAATCATTAAAGGTTATTGGAAATCCGGTTAATAAGAAATTAGAAGTAAGAAGAGAAAAAGTACTTAATACATTGTTGTTTTTAAGGATTTATCATAAGAAAGATTTAAATACTATTAACCTAGAAAATCTAGATGATGCCGAAAAAGCGTTTTTAAATGTAAGACTGGGTGAAAATCAAAAAGCTATAAAAATTTTACAAGAATTACAAGATAAAAATGGATATCTCAGTAGTTTTCAATTGTATTATATGGGGCTTGCGGTTGGAGGAGAAGAAGGGAAGAAATACCTAGAAATGTCCATAGAAAGTTTTTCTAAATCAGGTGATTTTTTCTATATTTTCCTACCAAGAACAGCATTGAAATGTTATAATTGAATTATACATAAAAGGTGGTGAAACGCTTGAAAAATAAGCTTGTAAAAATAGTATTAACTATTACTACTGTGGCTTGTCTTTCTATCACGGCTTTTCAAGTGACAGAAAAGGACAAGGTACAAAGTGCTAAAGAACAAAAAACAACTTTATACATGATTGATCCAGGCCCTGGAGGCGGGTAATTAATATAATATTAGAAATGACACTATCAAATAGATAGTGTCATTTCTGCTTTATAGGGAATGGAAACATTTTGATTAAAACGACAAAAACTTTCCACTTTAAGATGGTTCATATAAAAATAGAGGATGTAAGGGGAGAATTAGGAATGACGAAGGAAGAAATTGTAATGCTATTTTTAGATACAGTGCAAGAATTCGCGCCAGATCAATTAGAAGAATATATAGCAGAAATCAAAAAAATAGCCATTCCTAATTAGGTGGCTATTTTTCTGTTTTATTATGGTGTTTGCTAAGAGCTTGAGCGATAGCTAGCATTTGTTCTAACGCTATATCTTCTTTATCCTTTGGGAGTGGTTCTAGCCAGTCCATTATTTCTTTGAATTTTTTATATTTATCATCAATAGAATTATCATCTTTATTTTCTCCGTATAAATAATTTACAGGAACATTAAATCTCTTCGCTATTTTTTCTATGGTTTCACGACCGGGAAATGCTTTTCCATTTTCAAACTTTGAAACAGTACCTTTAGTTAGATCCACTTCTTTCCCAAACTGTTCCTGATTCATTTTGTTATCTATTCGAATTTGTTTGATTCTATCCTTCATTTCCATATTTAAATACACCCCTTTTTACGATATATCGTAAATTACGTTAATTACATTATAAAGTTTCCTAATAAGAAACGTAAAGAGTAAAAAAAGTTTCCTTCTCTGAAATTTTTTTTAAGAAAACACTTGAAGTTTCATTGTATGAAACATATAATGAGTTTGTAAGCATCAGAAGGGAGTGATCAGATGCGAAATCAAAAACAACTAACGGCACTTCAAAAAGCTTTTGAAGATTCTGGTCTTAAATATCATGAATTGGCTAGTATGGTTGGTGTATCAAAGTCTTATTGCTATAAAATAATAAATTATAATCTGAGAGTTTATTATGATGTAGCTGTTAAAATATCAAATATCTTAGGTGAAGAAACCAATATTCTGTTTAAAGAACAGGAAAAAAATTTTAAACAAAAAGTTTCATTCAATGAAACTGAAGGGGGCGAAAAAAATGAGTCAATTACAAGTTTTGCACCATCCAGTAAGTGATCTTGTTTTTATGGAAGGAAATCAAGTAGTTACAGACAGTTTAACAATGGCTCAAATGTTTGGAAAGGAGCATAAAAATGTAATTCGAGATATCGAGGTCCAGCTAAAAAAATTAATTGAAGCGAATGAAACAAAATGGGGGGCAGCTCAACTTTGAGCATACCCAATACCAGCATTATCAAAATAAACAATGGTATCCAAAATTCAATCTTACAGAAGATGCATTCGCGATTGTTGCAATGAGCTACATAACGCCAGAGGCAATGAAGATGAAGATTAAGTTTTTGCAGGAGTTCAAGCGAATGAAAGATTACATTCAAACGCAACGGCGAGAGGTTCCAACAGATCCATTTGATCAAATTGAATTGTTAGCTTTAGGAACTACAAAGTTAAATAAACGAGTTGAACAACTCGAACAAGCAGTTAATGAACGTATGACAGTTGATTATAGTCAACAACAAGCAATTAGGAATGCTTTAAATCGTAGGGTATATAAGATATGGGATGATGGAACTATTAACAACGTTGTTCATGATAGTAGAAAGAAGCTCTTCTCAGCTGCATGGAAAGACGTAAAATCAGCATTTGCTGTAAATAGTTATTGTAATATCTTACAAAAAGATTTCAATGAAGCAATAACATACATAAATGCATGGCGACCAAGGTTAATATAATTGGCAACTATTAATACAATTTGGGAAGGAGCAAAACAAAATGGGATTAGATCAATTTATTAAAGAAACAATCCGTGAAGTTGTTCGAGAGGAGATTCAAGCAGCATTAGCATCATTTCAGCAACAATCACAACCAAACAAGGTAATGAGGGTGAAAGAAGCAGCTGATTATCTCAATATCGCTGTTTGTAGAATGTATGAATTAGCGAATCATCCACAGTTTCCAGTGATTAGGGAGGGGCGCAAATTACTTTTCCTGCAAAAGGATTTAGAAGCTTGGCTTGAAACACAAAAGGAGGTGATCTAGTGGAAGATACAACGTCATTAGTAGCATTCGCAATGTTTATCGCATTTAGTGTATTGCTACTTTACATTACTTACGAACCAATAAAACAGTGGGCTTGGAGTGACATAGAACAAAATAAAAAGACCCATGGCAGTGGGTCCTTTAAGAAAAAACACTTGTTATAAGTATATCACGGAAAGTAGGGAAATAGTACATGCGTTTAACTGAATATCAAGTGCTATTACCTAATAAATTCTGGAATTTAGCAGAGAGCAAAGATGAATTAAAGAAAATGATTGAACAGTATTTCAAAATTGGTTATCCGCATTATGAGATTCAACGAATTATCAAAAGTGGACAAGCATATGTGGCAGTTTGTACGAGGAGGTAAATATAATGGCAGAAGTTAAATGGATAAAGCTTTCAACAAGTATGTTTGAGGATGAAAAAATACGTTTAATTGAGAGTATGCCTGAAGCTGATACCTTATTAATTATATGGATTAGATTATTAGCGCAAGCCGGAAAAACAAATGCGAGTGGGTATATTTTTCTTAGTAAAAACATTCCTTATTCAGATGAAATGCTTGCAACTCTATTCAATAGACCAATTGCGACAGTAAGATTGGCGCTTCAAACATTTCAGCAATTTGGAATGATTGAGATAACAGAGGATCAGTACATTTGTATTTCGAATTGGGAAAAACATCAAAACGTTGATGGATTAGAAAAAATTCGCGAACAAAACCGATTACGCAAACAAAAACAGAGAGAAAAACTCAAATTAGAGATGTCACGTGACGGTCACGAGACAATCACGCGAAGTCACGCAACAGATATAGAAGAAGATAAAGAATTAGATATAGATAAAGAAAAAGATAAAAAGAAGAAACAAAAACCTTCCCGTCACAAGTTCGAAACTTGTGACACCAACGGGGCTAAGTATTTGTTTGAGAAAATTAAGGGGAATAATCCTAAACAAAAAGAACCCAATTTTGATTCTTGGGCAAATGATTTTAGGTTGATGCGTGAAAAAGATAACCGTGAATCAAAAGAGATTAAAGATGTTATAGATTGGTGTCAAGCTGATCCGTTCTGGCAAGGTAACATTTTATCTCCTAAAAAGCTACGTGAAAAGTTTGATCAACTAACTATTCAAATGAATTCTAAAAAAGGAGCGAAAAACAATGATCCAATTGCAAGCAACGGAGCAATTTACTACAACGAAACTGAACTTGACTTCTAATCTATGTGAAGTTTGTGAAGAAAAAGGAATTAAGCAACGAACAATGATATTTCAAGGTGAGGAAGTTTGTCCTAAGTGTTATTTGCAAAAAGATCACGATAGATTGTATGCAGAATGCAACAAGTATTACAAGGGGGAAGAGGAACGGAGAAGAAAAGCTTACTTTCATAATCATAGCTTAATCAGTGACCCAACAATCATGAATGCAACATTTGAAAATTTTATACCTGAATGTGATGAAGAAGAGAGAAATAAAGCTCAAGCCGTAAAACATGCACATAACTTTATAAGCGATATGAAATATACATTAGTAGCTTCTGGAGATGCAGGAAGAGGAAAAAGTCATTTGATGCATGCCATAGCTGAAGAAATTAATGAGAACGGAACGCAAACCGTGTTGTTTATAAGTGAAAGTGTTTTATTCAAAAAATTAAAAGCTACATTTAAAAGAGATTCTGAGTTATCTGAGGATGACTATTTACAAAAAATAATTGATGCAGATGTAGTGATATTTGATGATTTCGGTTCAACTTTAGGCGATTACAGAGATATCAATTTGAAAGCACTAGAATTTCATAATAAAAAAGGCGAAGGGAATATTACGGATCTTCAAAGAGCGACAAAATATATGAACGATACTTATATGACAATTTTTGACGGTAGACAAGGTAAGTCTAATGGAATTGCTACAAATTTAGTAGGTGCAGCAATCACATATTGTTATGACCAACGAATCACATCTAGAATACTTGGTTGCAAATCAGCCATGACCTTTAAAAATACACCTGATAGACGTAAGAAATCTTTACCTTTCTGATAAGCAAATCCATTTAATACAAGGAGGAATAACGATGTGTGTATTATGCCGTAATACAGGAATTATTCGTAAAGAAATTTATCCGGGTGTAATTGAAACGAACGGTTGTAATTGTGAAGTGGCAAAGCGACAGCAAGAAGAAAACGATAAGCGTTGGCAAGCATGGTTAATAAAATTTGAATCAATGAAACAAGAATTAGAAAGAAGCAAACAACAAAAAGCTAGTTAACAAGAAAAGGAGGATTTCAGTCGTATGAAGCCTACGAAAGTTGAAATCGATGTTACGGATAATAAAATTTATGTGGTTAAAAATGGTGAGGTTACTCCGCTGAATCCTCCAGCAACTGGATTTGGAGAACAAATAATTACTTGGCAAGGCGGGAAAGTTGATCGTGTATCAACTACAATCACTGAAAAAATTAAATAACTGGGGATGCGATTATGAAGCAATTAACTATTGATGATGTTGTGGGTAGTTTCGACTACAATGCGATAAGTACCAGTGAAAAGTTTTTGAATCCAAGCTATGAAGTACATTTCTATGATAAAGAGGAACGGCAAAAGATGGATTGTTTTGATGCTAAAAATGAAAACGAAGCTTGGGACGCAACAATAAAAGAGCATGGGAAAGGTATTCAGAAGATTAGGATAACTCATTCGAATCGTACCAGAGCAGAATTTTTGGAACTAGATTAGGAGGGAGAATGAATGGCCTTAAATCGTTGGTTAACTAATAAAGAATATATGATAGCTAAATCTAATGGCATTAGTAGAAAAGCTCTTGATATGAGGGTTTATAAATACGGTTGGGAATTACAGGAGGCATTAACAACACCACCAAGAACATACTGGCATATTAGCGAGGGTAAATTCAACAAGTTATTAAAAGTAGCGGAGGGAAACGGAATTATTCCAAGCACGTTTTATGGAAGAGTACATAGCGGATGGGACCCACAAGACGCAGCAACTATTCCTGTTCGTAAACAAAATGATAGAAAAGTTTGGGCTAAGATTGCAGAGAAAAACGGAATCAGTGGTAGCACATTTAGGTCAAGAGTAGCAACTTATGGATGGGATCCGAAGGCAGCAGCTACAACACCAGCTAAGGGAAAAAATAAAAATATTAGTTAAGAGGAGTAGATGAAAATGAAAGTTATGGAAAACGGTGTATTGGAAGCGACGAAATTAATTAGTGAAGCAAGAAAAGGGGAACAGGTTATAAAAGAATCTACTGTTTTACAAATCGCAAGCAATTTATCAATCGGTGAATTAAACGATTATCAGGAAGCGACATTACGCACTTGGAATAATAAAACTGATTTTGGTGGACGTGTTTCAAATGCAGCTTTAGGGCTTACAGGAGAAGCTGGTGAAGTTGCTGATATTGTTAAAAAAGCAATTTATCATGGACATGGTTTCCAACCATCGCATTGCCCAGGAGAAGAGGACGGAAATACTTATAAATTAGCCTTAGAGCTAGGGGACATTATGTATTATTTATCAATTATGGCGCACGAACTGGGATACACGTTACAAGATATTGCTGAAATGAATATCGCGAAATTGGCTAAAAGATATCCGGATGGATTCAGTCGAGAAGCAAGTCAAGCACGTGTCGATGTGAAGTAAGACAAAATTTGAATTTTGTTAAGAAAGTGAGGGATGAAGATGAGAACACATAGAATCAGAGCGAGTTTAGTAGCATCATTAGATTCTAATGAAGAAAAAAGAGAAAGACGGCATTCAATTAATAAATCTATTTTTCGTAGGAGAAAAAATCCGATTAAAAAACGTAGGAAGACGCAGAAAGAAATGAACCAATTGTATAAAGAAACTGGTTTTTTAGCTAAATAAAACTAATTAAAAGCGTTATTTTAATCGAAAAGGGGAATGAGACATGTGTGAGATCAAGTATCGTTTATTCGGGAAAGAACATCAAATTATGTATAGCTGGGAAGAAATTTTAGATTTCCATAGTCTAAGAGATACTTTGAAACATGGTGAAAATGAGGATAGATATTACTCTCCGCTAATGCAATATACAGGAGAAAAAGATGTATACGGAAATGAGATTTACGAAGGTGATATTGTCTACCAAGAATTTTATGACCGTATATCAGAAAAACATGGATTTACAGGAGTAGTTAAGCAAAGGGAAGGTGCTTGGTGGATTTGTAATGGAGTGAATCATGCCGAATTGCTTTGGAGTGAATTAAATATGAATCATGTGAAAGGTAATATCTATGAGAATGTAGAGCTATTAGAAAACTGGACAAAATAGTTATTCGGCAGAAAAGGAGCGCTAGATAATGCAGGAATATTATTTTCAAACGATTGAACGCGAAGAACGATTCTTTATTTACAAAAATCGTGATGAGTATAAAGAACATCGCAAAGTAATGGAATCAGACGGGTTTGAGATCAAGCGGAATATGAGAATTGAAGAAAAGGTAAATGACTTGCAAGAGTTGCGTGATAAATATGGAGATATAGAAGTGCATGAAAGTGAAGATCTCATGGGAGTAAAAGGAACGTATTTCTATCGTGTGGGATATTACAGAGAGCGTTTAGTTAAAAAGAGTGCAACTTTATAAAATTCTTATTCGGAGGGGAACGGAATGGAAATCAAAGTGAATGAGCAAGCTCAAAAGTTTCATTTAGCAACAAATCAAGGGGAGTGGCAACCGATGATAGGACACGCTATACAAATAGATGAATTCACATTATGTGCATGTCCTATGTTCGACACTCTTTTCGGAACTGTACTTAATATATCTGAAGTTACAACCGGTCACAAGGTATTGTTGCCGATACCAGTTGTTGGTGATGTTTACGAAAAAACAAGCACAGCAGCAGGTACAGTTGCATTCTTAAAAACGGAAGTTGCTGAAGAAATAAAAAGAGTAATAAACAAAGTTGGAAAACAAAAAGTCATAGAACAAATCGAAAAATCAAAGAAATACAATGCGGAACATTTACCGGAAATGCCGCCGATTGAAGATGTAGATAGGGATTGGTTAACTGCTGATATCAATGATGTGACTCATTAATTAAGACAAAATCCTTATTTGAGAGGAAGGGGGCATGGATAATGAGGGTTGATAAAACGTTATCGGAATTGTGGCATCTCAGAGGTAATACAGATGAATCGTTGACTCGTGAAGAGTACGAAAAAGAAGCTCAAGACATTGCTTTTATGGCAATAAATACAATTAAAAAGTTGCAAAGAAGAATAAGTGAACTTGAATTAGAAAACGTTAAATTGAAAAATGCAAATAAGTTTTCTTAACAAAAACGCTATTTTAGAACAAAGGAGTAGATCGAAATGATTAAGCCAAAGTACGACGATGGTAAAGAACACGTACATGTATTGAGTTTCGGTGGTGGTACACAGTCAACGGCTTTGGCTTTGTACTCCCTGGAACATGGAATAAATGGAGTTAAACCAGATTACATCATATTTAGTGACACTGGTTGGGAACCGCAGAGCATTTACGATTGGATCGATAAAGTAAATGCGTACATTAAGGAACGGTATGGGAAAGAAATTATCATCGTTAAAAATAAAAACATTCGTGAGGATATTTTAAAAGGTGCAGAAACCGGATCAAGATTTGCTAGTATGCCATTCTTCACAAAAGCTGCAGATGGTCAAAAGGGAATGGTAATGCGGCAATGTACACAAGAATACAAGATACAACCAGTTAATCAAACAATTAGAGAAGTATTGGGATATAAGCCGCGCCAAAAGGTTAAAGAAATGGTCCATGTGTGGAAGGGAATCAGTATTGATGAAATTCAGAGAGTGAAGCCAATTCAATTAGGTTGGCAGGAAGCAGAGCATCCGCTAGTAGATGATTTATGGTGGGACAGGCTGAAATGTATCCATTATGTAGAATCACTTGGATTAGGAACACCAGCAAAGAGCAGTTGTATCGGATGTCCGTTCCACGATAATAACATGTGGCGTGATTTAAAGATTAATGATCCGGATGCATTTGCTGATGCGGTGTATATCGATAAGAAGATTAGGAATCTAGGAAGAATGGACGGAGAGTGCTTCTTACATAGAAGTTGTCTTCCCTTAGATGAAATAGATTTTGCTGTAAATCAGATGGATATATTTGAAATGCTTGGTGAGTGTGAAGGGATGTGCGGTGTGTAATGAATTTTATAGATCTATTCGCAGGAATTGGTGGTTTTAGATTGGGTATGGAACAGGCAGGGCATAAATGTCTTGGATATGTAGAAAAAGACAAGTTTGCTAGAAAATCATACGAAGCAATTCATAATACAAAAGGAGAGTGGACGGCACATGACATTACAGCAGTTACAAACGACGATTTACGATTACTTAGAGGACAAGTCGATGTTATCTGTGGCGGGTTCCCTTGCCAAGCCTTCAGTATTGCTGGAAAGCGATTGGGATTCGCAGAAACTAGAGGAACTTTGTTCTTTGAAATTGCTAGATTCGCCAAAGAAATCCAACCACAATATTTATTCCTTGAAAACGTCAAAGGCCTACTCAATCACGACGGGGGGAACACATTTAGAACAATCCTCTCCACGCTTGATGAATTGGGGTATGATGCGGAATGGCAAGTACTTAACAGTAAAGATTTCGGAGTCCCACAAAACAGAGAGAGGGTGTTCATTATTGGACATCTTAGAGGAACATGTGGACGAGAAGTATTTCCTATCAGAAGAAAAAACGAAGGGTCTATTAACATCGTTGGATATTTAAGTGAAGGATACAAAGATGTTAATTACGTACTAGATCCTAAGGGGATATCTAAATGCTTATTAACAATGGGCGGTGGTAACAGAGAACCTAAAGTTTTATTAGAACCGTTTCCACTTACTAAAGAAGAAAATGCATACTGTTTAACTACACGAACACACGCATGTTATTTACCGAAAAATGTCGATCGTAAAGAAACTACACTAGTTAAGGTTCAAGAAGTTACTAAGAAAAGTGACGAACCAAAAATCATTCAATATAATCTTGAAATGCCTGTGACTGTTAGAAAGTATGAAGTTGATGTAGAAAACTTAAAAATCTTATTAAAAGAATCCAAGATTAATAGTGGAAAAAGCATTAAACAAATTGCTGATGAATTAGAAGTAAAAAAGACAACTGTAGAGCATTGGTTTAGAAGTGACCAGTGTTTCTCTATTCCTGATGCAGATATATGGTTTGAATTAAAAAAGGTATTAAATATAGAAAATACTACATTTGATGCGAGCATTACAGAGTTTATTGAGAAACCGAATGAATATGAAAAGGCTGGGCGAGTCTATCATGTGGATGGACTAGCGCCAACATTAACACGTACATCAGCAGATGAAAAGATTATCCAACCAGTTCTTACACCAGATCGAGCAGAAAAAAGACAGAACGGAAGGCGAATAAAAGAACCAGGAGAACCGATGTTTACATTAACAGCACAGGATAGGCACGGTGTAATGATTATTGATGATACACAGGGCTTTGATGGCGTTAGATATTATGAGAATGAAGCACCTACGATTAGAAGTCAAAGAAGCGGATTGAAAGTTGTTCATGTAAAAGAAGCGACAAAGAAAGGCTACGCTGAAGCCCAAATTGGCGACAGTATTAACTTCTCTGTTCCAAATAGCAAAACAAGAATAGGTCGAGTGGGGAAAGGAGTTGCCCAAACGTTAGATACATCTTGTAATCAAGCGACAATTGAAGGAAAGCCACCTTATCGTATTCGGAAGTTAACACCAAGAGAATGTTGGAGACTTCAGGGCTTTCCAGATTGGGCATTTGATCGAGCAAGAGAAGTTAATTCAGACTCACAATTGTATAAGCAAGCTGGAAATTCTGTCACGGTTAATGTAATTCATGCAATTGCTGAGAGATTAGTATAAAAATTTCATTTTGTCACAAATAAAAGAGCAGTTAGCCCAGTCTAACTGCTCCACACAAAGGTTATGATCTAGATGCATAGATATTATATGCTGAATTATTAATTTTATTCAAAAAGGAGTAAAGATGTCTTTAAGAAACAGGAGGAGGAACGAAAAAAAGAGCAGCTAGCAAAAGCTAACTGCTCTCCAGAAAAGCATTAAGAAGGAAGTTCAGAACTCAAGTGTATTTATAGTATGGACAAGGTTTATGGATTTATTCAAGGGGGGATCGATAATGTGCACTTATTGGGAAAACGCAGTTAAAGAATTCTTTAAGAAGCAAGAGCAGGAACGAAAAAAAGAGCAGCTAGCAAAAGCTAACTGCTCAGGTAATGGAATATGGTTCGAAATGGGGTGTCTATAGTATTAACGGAATTTTGAGTTTTATTCAGGGTTGATTCCAAAAAAATGACATGCCACCAAAATATAAAATTATTAAAAGGACAATTACTATGAAAGCAATTAAAAAAACTTTCTTTAAAGAATTTTTCATTAGTAGACCTCCTTTATGAAGAATATTAACACTTTATAAGAAACTGAACAAAATAATCCTTTTAAAGCGAGGTTGGGAGAATGAAAGCTTTGAAGAAAAGAAAAGTTAGAAAAGCAATTGCTCGTCGCACAAAAGAAGTGGAGAAGTATCAAGTTAATAAAGCTTGGAGAAACATCTTTGTACAAGCTGGAATAATAAAATAACAGTACTGGAGGAATAGAAAATGAATAGTAAACAGTTTTTCGGAATGTATTGGGCTCTTTACTTAATCATTATGTTCGTGACCTTTAGTAATTCAAAAAGCTTCATACAAGCGGGAATCATTATGGCACTTGTAATTTTTATTTCAGAGGTTGATCATCGGTATGGATTTTATAAGGGAAGTAAAAAAGCTAAATTAAAGTGAAAAACAAATATGGTCCGGCTAGAAAACTAGAGGACACCAATTCATTAGAACAGCAATTAAAGCTGTTTTAGGAATAGGTGTCCTTTTTATTTTGAAAAGGGAGATGGGGAAATGAAGGTGTTAAAGGATCAGCTACGTGAATGGAAAAAGCAATCGAATCAAGCGAAAAAGAAAACTAAGAAAAAGAGAAAAGAAAAATTAAGCACTCGTGATATTGAAAGCTTAATGGGAATTCATGGACCACGTTATGAACGCAGACGTGGAGCATTAAGACAAAAGTAATTTAAAAATAAAAAGGAGTGGTCTTACATGACTAAACAATTATCTTTCTTACCAAAAATTGATAGAACAGCAACACAGGAGGAATTAGAGGGTGTGTTGGAAAGTGTACGTATACATAGACAATTTGGAATGATGCGTAAAGAAATGAAAGTCACTCCTTCTTATGAAATGCGTGAGCATAGTCCTACACATACAGTTGGTAAGCCATTAGAAGATGTTGCTATAGCAAATATTCAGCAAAGCAAAAGAGAAGAGTGGCTCGAAAGAATGTCAGTACGTATTGATCAGTTTCTAAATCGATTAGGGAACGGACGCGCAGGAAACATTCAAAGAGATATTATTTATAAACGTTATTTAGAAGAAGAGGACGTATGTGATTACATGGTTTATAACGAAATAGGAATGTCAGAGCGTACTTATCGACGTTGGAAGTCTAAAGCGTTTTATAAACTTGCTTTTGCACTTGGATTAGAAGTTTACGAGGCAGAAGAAACGGGAGGTAATGAATAATGAACTTTGTTCAACCGATACGTGATCCAGAGCAAATACAGCAGCTAAAAGATTATTTTAAGGAAAAGAGCTTGCGTAATTATATTCTCTTCATTATGGGAATCAATACAGGCCTGAGAATCTCGGACATTTTGAAATTGAAAGTAGGAGATGTCAAAGGTAGTCATATATCTATGAGGGAAAAGAAAACAGGGAAACAGAAACGAATACAAATTACTGCAGCATTGAAAAGAGAACTTAAATGGTTTATTGAAGAACGAGAAGACAATGAATATTTGTTACAAAGTAGACAAGGTAGGAATCGTCCAATTGGTCGTAGCATGGCATATAAGATATTAAGCGGAGCAGCGGCAGAGTTTGGATTAGACGAAATAGGAACACATACGCTGAGAAAGACGTACGGCTATCATATGTACATGCAAACGAAAAACATAGCATTACTTATGGAGATATTCAATCACTCGTCAGAGAAGGTCACGTTACGTTATATAGGTGTAAACCAAGATGCAATGGATAAAGCAATGACTAGGTTTAAAATCTAAGCATTGCTTTTTCTTTTTAATTCTATACAGTTACTCATAAATTTCATACTGTGTAACTCAAAAGGGAAAGTTTAATTAAGTCAATGATAGCAAGGGATTTGGCGAAGGGGTCAGTTACACACAATATAAGATATGGGTAATTGGGGGTTACAAAAATATGAAAATATTGTTAATATAGATTGCAGAAATAGTGTTATTTATCTGGAAACCATATATTAAAATGGTAGGAGTATATAAAAAGTATTCGTAATAAGTACGATATAAAACTTAGGATGTGAAGGGGAAATGAATACAGTTCAAAATCTGGCAATGATAAAAGATTTAGTGAGTTTACCAAAAGACTTACTAAAAGAAATTTGTACAGATTCTAATTTATCTACCGAAGGAACAACAAAGGATTTAGCCGGAAGAATTTGGGGTATGATTAGAGAAGATAGGGAGTTACAGAATACAGCTTTAGAAAGTGTGAGAGATAAAATTATTGCAGGAAAAAGTTCTGTAACGTGGTATAGTACAACAAATGGGCATTTAAATGGTTCAAAAGAATTAATAATTAACAATAATCCACGTTTTAATCCTTTTGAACAGGTAGTAATTCCTCCACAGGATGCCATAACATCAACTCCAGTGTTAATTGGGGCAGCTGTTGGAGAAGCTCAGCATGAGTATTACCTAAGATTTATTTATAAGTACGGGGTTGGATTTGACTATTATAGAGATATGACTACATTTCCAAGGACAAGAGCATGTACAGCTTATATAAATGAAGAAAGAGGAATTGTAGAAGTTCGTGCAGAACCAAAAACTGCAAATGAAATTGCTTCAACAATCTTCACCTTAATTAATCAACGAACGTTTATGGAACCAGTGAGAGTGTTAGCTCCTTTTGGTAATGATGTAGAAGTGTTCGCTGATGAATTAGACGGTGCAGTAATTGATACTAGTTCAAAACCTGAGTTTCTTCTTGAAGATTTTAGTAATGAGCAAGCAGAAGCAACTGTAGATATTTTAGGAGCATTAGACGATTTCTTTGCAACAGATGACATTGAAGTTTTACAAGAAAATCTTACGCGTGCACAAGAGGTATTTGGTGAGAATTTATTGGAGACACCATTTACAGCAATTATTTTAGCTGGATTACAAAAAGTTTCTATGGGTTCGGATAAAGAATTAAGGGGACAACCATTATATGATTTTTTACGTCCTTATTTACAACACCAAAGTGGATTTATTAGATTTGAATATCCTGAAAATGGAGTAGTACATACATATACAATACGCGTGGGATTAAGAGCAAATAGTATATTTTTTGTCTCGGCTGCAAATGAAAGTGTAATAAATTACATTCGGGACAAAATAATATATAATAATGATTAAAATCTTAAAGGAGGTTCTGACATGGGAAGTGTATGGGATGTAGATAATTGGGTTGATAGAAAAGTGAACTCCTTTATTAAGTCATTTTATCCAACAGCTATTGCACGGGAGTTAGACCTTCCTTTAAATGTTGTATTTGAACGGCTTTTGCAACTGGTGAAAGATAGAAAATTGATTTTAAATTGGGAGATTAGATGCCCTGAATGTCATTTTACTATTACAACGCTAGATGAGTTTCCGATAAGTTTACCTTCTACGATATTTTGTACACATTGCCAGGATGATGTAGAATTATCGCTGGATTATATTTTCCCTGTTTTTTCTATAAATCCAGAATATAAAGAGCATGTAAGAGGTTCTGCAAGAGAGCGTAAAAAAAAAAGAGAGCTCGCCCTAGCAAGATGAATATGGGAGAGAGTGAACCTGTTGCTATGACCAATCCGGAATTGTATAATGCGGGGAGCTTAGCTTTATTAAATGAATTAGATCCTGGTTTTAGTAAGATGTTACAACAAAATCCAGGAGCACTAAATATAAATATATTTAAAGTGGAGGGGAATCAAGTGAGTAAATATGATTTTAGCAACGCAAAGTTAGATGCAAGCAATCATGGACAGATGGTTATTGGGGAAAATCAGACTGTAAGTCAAAATATACAAAAAAGTAAAACGGCTACTCAAACGTTATTGGAAGAACTAGAAAAAACCGATTTGAAACAAGAAACAAAGCAAGAGATGAAAGAAGCAATTGAGGCCGCAGAACAACAGGTAGAGAGTGAAAAACCTAATAAATTTGTTTTAAAGGGCATTGTGGACGGGTTAAAAGAAGGCATTGATTTAGTTACGAAATCTCCAGCGTTAATTACAGCTTTTGAAACTTGGAGAACTGCAATTAGTTCATTTATGTAGTAAGAAAACCTGTGGATTTATAATTCACAGGTTTTTTCTTATGAAAATAAGTGGCAGAGTCGTGACCGCTTTTTGGCAGGAAATGTGCCGGTTGTTTTGGAATTCACGTGATATATTTGTATTGTGAGAAGTGGCGGAAAACACAACTCACTATGTTGTTTCTAAATTTCTAAACGGTTCATAATGACGGCACATAAAATCCGAAACCAAGCAGATGGTACTGATTGAATGTTACCGTTAATAAGGAGAGCTTTTGCTCTTCTTTCAGTTACTTAATAATGTAGAGGAGAATTGAGGCGATAGCATTAAGTAGTTGAAAGAAGGATAAAACTTTATGTACTGTAATTAAAACATTAAAGTAATAATTAATCGCAAAGTATCTATCTGGATACTTTTTCATTTGAATAAAAGGATATTGTTTGTTTTTGTCGAATTAGTAGGTTTAGATGGAAGGAGGAAAAATAATGTTCATGACTTATGCCCAATTTGTAGAGAGTACTAAAAAACGTGAGTTTGAGGAATATCATCAATTCTTAAGACTTCAAAAAGAATTGGAAGAACTGTATGATGTAGAGAAAGATTTTGTATTCTTTTATCCTAAAAATCTATTCAATAATAAGGAATTGGAATTTATAATCTTTTTAGAAGATGGATTTTTAATTATTGAAAATGCCAAAAACGGTTATCGATACGAACAATTTTATTGTGAATTAGTATCGAAATCTCTTGTTAGGGATGATTTTAATAATTCTAATCAGCAATTAAAATTGGTTTTTGATAATGGAAAAGAATTAATGCTAAACAGTTTAGCGGATTCAAATCAAAATTGGATAAACGAATATGCTAGTGCAATCAAAGAATTGTATAAAATTATTTTAAGATAAAAGCATTCCTTAGGGAGTGCTTTTTATTTTGGAGGGATGAAGGATGAAAACAAATTTAGTTACTACTATTAGTAAAGATGGTAAAACTTCAGTCGTGGATCAGAATGCGGAACGAATTTTAATCAAAGCGAAAAAGATTACTATTGTAGGTGAGAATAAATGAAACTAACTAAACAAGAACAAGCTGTTGTAATTGGTACATTCATTTCAATGTTAGGACAGGATCTTGTAAATGAGCGTATTGATAAACAGAAGTTAGAGGGGGCAATTCCTATCTTCAATGAGTTAGAAGACAACACAACACCAAAGCAAAAGAGAGAAGCGATGGTTAGTTTGTTAGATAAAACCATGGATGAGTTCTTAGTGACGAATGATGAAAGAATATAAAACCAAACAACAGAAGCGTAAGTTCTATGACAGTGGTGAGTGGAAGAGTATACGCGAGCAAGTAAAGAAGCGTGACAACTATGAATGCCAAGAGTGTAAGCGCAATGGTCGAGTGCAAACAGACACGAACGAGTACAGTGAGAGTGCCAAGCGTAAGAAGATTCAACTCGTTGTCCATCATATAAAAGAACTAGAACATCATCCAGAACTTGCATTAGAAATGGATAATCTCGAAACAGTTTGTGTTAATTGCCACAATAAAGAACACGGAAGAGTTTACGAAAAGAAACAGAATAAATGGGAACACGATGAAAAGTGGTAAAAAAGAATCAACAATAACACCCCCCCTTAAAAAATTTCATCAAAAAATGCTCTAAGGGGCACCGGAGGAGGGGGTTAACTGTCAGGTTTTTTTCAATTTTACGCACGTAAGGGGGGTGGGTAGATGGCTGTTAGTATTGTGAGATTAAAAGAACAGCTCATGAATAGTATTGATATTACAGATTTAGTCGAAGTTGAAAAGGTAGAAAGATATATTGATCTTGTAAAAGCATTTAGAAAAATAAATAAAACTATTAATAAAGAAGGCGAGTCCGTAACGATAAAGAACGGTTCTCAAGTTTTTGTTAAAGCCCACCCTCTTATAAGTGAGAGGAATAAAATTAACAGTTCATTAATTGCTTTGGGAAGAGATATAAAACTTACACCTAAAGTGGGTGCTTCTAATTCGGGATATAGCCCAAGTGATTTAGTATGATTAGCCAAAAATATGTAGATGAATACATTGAACTTTATAGAAGTGGTAAAGTAAAGTTCAACAAAGAAAGAGAACAGTTAATTGAATACCTGGAAAAATACGTTTTAAACAGAGACGACTTGTATTTCGATGATGAAATGATTGAGAAGTGTATCCGCTTTGGTGAAAAGTGGTACTTTCCATTACAATCATTTCAAAAATTCTTAATAGCATTCGTCTTTTTATTTTATAAGAAAAATGGCCGTGTATTTTATCGGAAATTCTTGTGGATGCTTGGCCGTGGCGGCGGTAAAAATGGTTTAATGACAGTTATCCTTCACTTTTTAATAAGTGAATTACATGGTATTCCTGAATATAACATTTCCGTTGTTGCAAACAGTGAAGAGCAAGCGAAAACAAGCCCAGATGAAATTCATAAATGTATTAAAAGAAATGAAGTTTTACAAAGAGCTTTTAAAACAACATTAACGCAAACCATTTCTAAATCGACTGGAAGTGTAGTGAAGTTTAGAACATCAAACGGAGACACAAAAGATGGTCTTCGCGATGGTGCTGTAATGTTTGATGAAGTCCATCAATATGAAAGCAATAAAGATGTTCGCGTCCATATCAGTGGTTTAGGAAAAAAGAAAAATCCGCGTGAGTTTTACATTGGTACAGATGGATATGTAAGAGATGGATTTTTAGACAAATTAAAAGAAAAGGCAATGAAAGTTTTAAGTGGTGAAGCCCGTCCGAATGCGCTGTTCCCTTTCATCTGTAAATTAAATGATGAAAAAGAAGTTGATGACATCGATAATTGGGAAATGGCGAACCCGATGTTATCCGAGCCGTTAAGTGAGTACGCTGAAGGCTTACTTGAAACAATTAAAGAAGAGTATGAGGATTTAGAGGACGATCCAAGTAACCGAGAAGAGTTCATGACAAAGCGAATGAACTTACCTGTTACAAATTTAGAAAGATCCGTTGCAAAATGGTCAGAAATTCTTGCTACAAATCGCCCTTTTCCTGATTTATATGCTCAAGAATGCATAGGGGCGTTAGACTTTGCAAGTATTCGGGACTTTGCAGCATGTGGTCTATTATTTAGACAAAATGGGGAGTACATTTTTAAAACTCATTCGTTTGTTCGAAAAGAATTTGTTGATATCTATTATGGATACTCTAAAAAAGCGGGTGAATTTAAAAAACAGAAATTTGCTCCTATAAAAGAGTGGGAAGAGCAAGGTCTACTAACAGTTGTGGATGAACCAACTATTAATCCTCAACACATTGTCGATTGGTTTGTAGAAATGCGAGAACAATATGGAATTAAAAAGATTATAGCTGATAACTTCAGGATGGAAGCGATAAGGCCATTATTAGTAGCAGAAGGGTTTGAAATAGAAGTAATACGAAATCCAAAAGCAATCCATAGTTTATTGGCTCCACGTATTGAAATGGCATTTGCAAATAAACAAATTGTGTTTGACGATAATCCGCTAATGCGTTGGTATACACAAAATGTATTGGTTGTTATCAAAGGTGATGGGAATAAAATATATGAAAAGAAAGAGCCTGTTCGTAGAAAAACAGATGGGTTCCAATGTTTTGTTCATGCACTATATCGGGCGGATGAGATACAAGAAGCAACTGACTTTGTGATAGGTAATATTAAATTCTAATAAAGGGGGTGATGACCATTGGATGGTTAGGTTCAGTATTTAAAAGAAATAAAGAACTAGAATTCATGTTGGATTTGGATGTAATAACTGATACAGCAAACAGGCTTCATATGAAACGATTGGCGATTGATACATGCGTATCATTTTTAGGAAGGACAATTAGTCAATCTGAATTTAGAGTAAGAAATGGTAAAGCATTTAAGAAGGATGAGCTTTATTATCGATTAAATGTAAGACCAAACAAGAATATGACCGCCAGTACCTTTTGGGAAAGGTATGTTCGCAAACTTATTTATGATAATGAGTGTTTAGTCATACAAGCAGATGATGGTGATTTACTTATTGCAGATGGATTTCAACATAATGAGTATGCTGTGTTTGAAGATACTTTTACTGATGTAAGGGTAAAAGATTATACGTTTAAGAGAAGTTTTAAGCAAAGCGAAGTTATTCATTTGAAGTATCGTAATGATAAATTATCTCCACTTATTGATGGATTGTTTGCAGATTACGGTGATTTATTTGGTAGGATACTAAACTCACAGAAACGTAAAAATCAAGTTCGTGGCACTGTTGATATGGATATGATTGGTGCTAAAACTGAGGAACAAATAGCAAAGCTACAAGAGTTTATAGACAATATGTATAAGTCAATTGGTTCAAAAGATATAGCTATTGTTCCGCAGCAAAAAGGTATTAATTACAACGAAATATACAATGGAGTTGCAAATGGGCCAAGTGTGGAAGAAATCAATAAAGTAACAAATGGTTTCTTGAATCAAGTAGCCATGGCAATTGGTATTCCTATAGCTCTGATATATGGAGAAATGGCTGATGTAGAAAAGCAAACGAAAAATTATATGCTTTTCACAGTACGACCATTATTAAAAAAGCTATCTGATGAAGCGAACGTTAAATTCTTTGAAATGAGTGAATATCTTTTAGGACGAAAAATTGAGGTTAAGGCTGTTTCCTATCAAAGTATATTTGATCTTGCGACAAGTATTGATAAACTTATTTCTTCAAGTGCATTTACAGGAAATGAGATTCGTACAGAAGTAGATTATGAGGAGTCAGATGATCCGAATCTAAATATCCATCATATTACGAAGAACTATACAAAATTAAATGAATCTGAAGGAGGTGAGAAATAATGGAACATGTGAATATGAATAAGCTTTTAAATTTAAAACGAGATATTCGTTTTGAATCTAAAGGTGAAAATGAATACAAATTAACTGTTTATGGGTCAATTGGTGGATGGTTTAGTGAAAATAATGCTGAAGCAGTAAGAAGAAAAATTCAAGATGTTAAAGCAGAAAAAATTCACGTTCATATTAATTCGGGTGGAGGTTCCGCATTTGACGGTGTAGCAATTTGTAATCAGTTAAAGCAGCATAGTGCGGAAATTATAGTTCATATTGATGGTTGGGCAGCTAGTGCCGCGTCTGTAATTGCAATGGCAGGTGATAAGATCATTATGCCTAGTAATACTATGATGATGATTCATCAAGCAAGTACCTTTGAATATGGAAATGCAGATTTATTTGAAAAAACAGCACGAGATTTACGAAAGATCGATTCAGCTTTAGCAGCATCTTATAAAAAACGTTTTGTTGGGACAGACGAAGAATTAAAACAACTTTTAAAAGATGAAACTTGGCTAACAGCAGAAGAAGCGGTTGCTCTTGGTTTAGCTGATGAAATTGCTGATGAAATTGAAATTGATGATACGCAAGAAGATGAAGAAGTGGAAGTTGTAGAAAATTTTAAAGAAGATTTAGTAGCTAAGTATATGAAACAACCAAATAATCAAAATCCAAAAGAGCCTATTCAAGAGCCTGTTAATACCAAACAGAATCTGAGTACGCTCTTTTTAACTTTAGGAGGAAAATAAAATATGGTTATTAAGTTTAATAATTTCGAAGAGAAGAAACTGGCTTTTGCGAAAGCAACACAGGAAGGTACAGCAGAAGAACAAACAGCAGCTTTAAATTCCATGATTGAAGCACTTGCTACAGATGTACGAGCAGATATTTTAAATCAAGTGAATGAATCAATGGTAGATCGTTCTATTATGCAATCTCGCGGTGCGAATGTATTAACAAGTGAGGAAATGAAGTTCTTTAATGCAGTTGTGGAAGAAGGCGGTTTTAAGTCGACTGAAACTTTACCTAAGACAACACAAGAGAGAATTTTTGATGATTTAGTTCAAGGTCATCCGTTGCTAGATCATATCGGTTTAGAGAATTTAGGGGCCGTGACAGAATTTATTTATGGAGATCCAGAGGGTGCAGCTGTATGGGGACCGCTATTTGGTGATATTAAAGGACAATTAAATGCTACATTCCGAAAAGAATCAATTACTCAACTGAAATTAACAGCATTTATTCCATTAGCAAATGATATGTTGAAGCTTGGTCCAGTATGGGTGGAACGATATGTTCGTACTATGATTACAGAAGCAATGTCGGTAGGTTTAGAGCGTGGTTTTGTAGCTGGTACGGGTAAAAATGAACCTATTGGATTATTAAAAGACCCTAGTGGAAGTGTCACGAATGGAGTATATCCAGATAAAAAAGTTGCTGGAACGTTAACTTTCGAGCCTGGTCGTAAAACAATTAATGAATTAAAAGGCGTGGTCAAATTATTGGCTAAAAAATTAAATCCTGATGGTAAAACAGATGCAGATAGACCAAAAAATGTAGCTGGTAAAGTAGTTATGGTAACAAATCCATTCGATACTTTTGACATTCAAGCAAATGCTACAATTCAAAATGCGGCAGGTGTATATGTAACGAGCTTACCTTTTAATCCAATCCCAACAGAATCTGTATTTGTACCTCAAGGACAAGTGGTGTTCTTTGTTAAAGGAGAGTATATTGCAGCGATGGGCGGAACGGAGCCAATCAAAAAGTTTGAAGAAACACTAGCTTTAGAAGATGCAACACTTTATATTGCGAAACAATATGCTACAGGTAAGCCGAAGGATAAATATACATCTCAAGTTTACACATTAAAACTTGAAGAAGTAACACCACCTACTGAGGGATGATGTAAATGGAAACAGTAATTTCGAATGAAATATTACAGCAATTCAAAGATAGGATGCACTTGGGTGATGATGAAGATGATAACCTAAAGCGCATCCTTTCTACATCTAATAAATCATTACTTAGGATTTGCGGCGATTATGATTTAAATAATGACGAGGAGTTCAAGGAATTAGTCTTTGAACGCTCTCGTTATGTTTATAACGATGCATTAGAGTATTTTGATAAGAATTTTTTAAGTCAAATTAATAGTTTAGGCATCGATAAAGCATTAGAAGAAATTAAGTTGGACGGTGATTAATATGCGTCCTTTTCAGTACAAGAAACCACTGAATACAGGTGATTGTAGAAATCGAATTATCATTGAACAACCTGAAGTAATGAAAGATGAACTGAATCAAGAAATTGAAACAGGGAATTGGCAAGAAGTTAAAAAAGCATGGGCAATGATAAAAACGGTAAAAGGTTCGGAGTATATTGAAGCTTCAGCTTCACAGTCTACACGAATTTATAGGTTTGTAATTCCTTATACAACAGGTATTACAGAATTAATGCGAATTAAAATGAAGGATCGTATCTTTGATATTATCGAACCGCCAATGAATGATGATGAAATGTATCAAACATTGACCATTATCGCAAAGGAGCATGTTTAATATGAACGATTTTGCGAGCGAACTTGCTAGAGAGTTACAAAGATATGCAAATGTTGTGGAAGAAGAATTATTAACGGCACAAGAAGAAGTAGCTGATGTTGCTGTAGAAAAATTAAAGCAAGGTAGTCCTAGAAAAACAGGGGCTTATCGTAAAGGGTGGCGTAAGAAAAAAGAAGGTAATAGTGTTGTTGTTCACAATACAAAAGGACAACTAACGCATCTTTTGGAAAATGGCCATGCAAAGGCTGGTGGTGGACGTGTTCCGGCTCAAGTGCATATTCGTCCAGTTGAAGAGTATGTAATTAATGAATTACCAAGACGGATTGAAAGGGCGCTTGAATAATGACATTAGGTGAATTAATAAAAATCCTTGAAGCTACAGGTTATCCTGTGGCTTATTCGCATTTTACAGCCACATCAGGTAAGCCAGTGCCAGCACCACCTTATATTTGTATCCTTGTGGATGGATCAGCAAATTTAATGGCTGATAACAAGGTTTATCACAAGATAGACGATGCGAATATTGAGCTTTATACAACTAAAAAAGATTTAGTTGCAGAATCCAAACTTGAACAAGTCCTAAACGACCATGAGATTCCCTATGACTCGTATGGGACTTTTATTGAATCTGAGAAATTATTTCAAAAAATATATGAAACGAGGTTGATATAAATGACTAAAGAAAATAAAGTCGCATTTGGTTTGAAAAACGTTTATTACGCACTTTATGACGTTACAGATGGAGTGATTACATTTAAAACGCCAGTCCCAATTCCAGGTGCAGTTGAATTAACGTTTGATCCACGCGGAGATTTAATTGAGTTCTATGCAGATGACATGCTTTATTATGCAGCAAGTAATAACCAAGGTTATGATGGAACGTTATCTATTGCGACTATTCCGGAACAATTTGCTATCGATGCGTTAGGCGAACAGTTAGATGAAACAGACGGTGTATTAAATGAGTTAGCTGATGCAAAAGGCAAACCATTTGCTCTATTGTTTGAGTTTGATGGTGATGTAAATGCAACTCGACACGTTATGTACAATAACTCGGCAAGTCGACCAACTATCGCATCTAAAACGAAAACAAATTCAGCTGAACCTAATACAAATGAACTTAAGTTTGTTTCTAGCCCTATTGATATCAATGGAAAACGTATGGTTAAAACAAAAACAACTTCTAAAACAACTCAAGAAATTTATAACAACTGGTATAAAGAAGTGTATGTAAAAAAAGCAGCAGCACCAAAAGGAGCGTAATAGTAAATGGAAAAGACAATTACAATAGACGGAAAACAAGTCAGATTAAAAAGTACAGCGGCAACAGTTAAAAAGTATAAAGCACAATTTAGACGTGATTTATTTGCGGATATGTTCAAATTAGGAGTTATTGCTCCTTCAAATCCTCAAGCTGGCGCTACTATTGATTTAGCGAATGCAGATTTAAGTAAAGTAGATTTTGAGGTTGTTTATGATCTAGTTTGGTTATATGCCAAAGCAGCAAATCCAGAAATTGCTGACCCAATTACATGGTTAGATGGTTTTGATGAGTTCCCTATCTCTGAGATTCTTCCAGAAATTATGGACATGATTCAAAGTACGATGGGCGCAAAAAAAAAATAAAGAAAAGTAATGGAGAGCAAGGGACTTTCAGTGATGAAGAATTAACCACTGATACGTTCCTTGCTCTTTGTTATAAAGCGAAACTAACAAGTTGGGATTTAGAAGATATGACAATTGGTGATTGCTTTGACTACATTGCTGAATTCGCCGAAATGGAGAATCCAGACAAAGAAAAAGTTAGAAAAGCAAATCAAAAAGACTTCGATTCATTCTAAGAAAGGGGTGAGAAAATGGCGGGAAGAATTAAAGGTATTACGATTGAAATTGGTGGCGAAACTACAGGTCTTCAAAGTGCTTTAAAAGACGTAAATAAACGTAGTAATGATTTAACAAAAGAGTTGAAAGATGTTGAACGGTTACTAAAGTTTGATCCTGGTAATGTGGAAGCATTAGCGCAAAAACAACAGTTACTCACACAACAAATAGAAAATACAACGCAGAAATTAGATAAATTAAAGGCAGCGGAACAACAAGTACAAGCCCAATTTCAAAACGGTAAAATTTCTGAAGAACAATATCGTGCTTTTAGGCGTGAGATTGAATTTACAGAAGGGTCTCTTAATGGTCTGAAAAATAAGCTTGGAAACATGAAGGCTGAACAAGATAATGTAGCGAGTTCCACAAGGCAATTAGAAACATTGTTTAGCGCAACTGGGAAAAGTGTTGATGATTTTGCAGGAGCATTAGGGAATCGTCTTGTGAATGCAATTAAAAGCGGCACAGCAACAAGTAGACAATTAGACCAAGCGATTGGTCTTATTGGTCGTGAGGCATTAGGAGCGGAAGGTGACATTGAAAAATTACAGCGAGCGCTACGATCTGTGGATTCTGGTAATTCTATTCAACAAGTACGAAATGAATTAAGGGACTTACAGCAAGAAGCTGGTAGAACAGAGAAGAAATTTGAGGGGTTAAAAATAGGATTAGAAAATGTCATTGGTGGAATGGCAGCGGGTGGCGGAATTGCAGCCGCTATTGAAAAATCGATGGATATGTCAAAGCTACAAACAAAGATTGATATCGCTTTTGATGTTCCAGAGTCATCGAAAAAATCAGTTGAAGAAGCTGTAAGAGGTATTTCCGCTTATGGATTAGATGCTGAGGAATCTCTTGCAGGTGTACGAAGACAATGGGCTTTAAATAAAGACGTAAGTGATGAAGCGAATGCAGCGATCGTAAAAGGCGCAGCGGCAATTTCTCAATCTTATGAAGGGATAGATTTTACTGAACTAATCCAAGAAACAAATGAAATTGGAAATGAGTTAGGGATTTCACAAGATGGCGCTCTTAGTATGGCTGATGCTTTACTTAGAATAGGATTCCCACCAGAACAATTAGATATTATCGCTGAATATGGTGGACAACTGACACGTGCAGGATATAACGCTGAAGAAGTACAAGCGATTATGGAAGCTGGCGTTGAAACTGGAACCTGGAATATTGATAATCTTTTGGACGGATTGAAAGAAGGTCGTATTAAAGCGGCTGAATTCGGTCAAGGTGTCGATAAAGCTATGACAGAAGCTCTTGAAGGTACAAAAATTTCAGCAGAACAAGTTGAAGTATGGGGGAAAGCTGTAGCTAACGGTGGTAAAGCAGGTTCAATGGCTATGACTGAAATTGCACAAGCTTTATCAGAAGTTGATGATGAAACAAAACGGAATGAATTAGGTGTTAAATTTTTTGGTACGATGTATGAAGATCAAGGGCAAAACATCATAAATACTTTGCTAGGTGCAAAAGAGAAAACAGTTGATTTTGGAAAACAACAGGATAAATTGAATGATTCCATTAAGAAAATGGATGCAAACCCAGCAGTTAAATTCCAAAAAGCAATGCAAGATTTACAAATGGCTCTCAAACCTGTTCTTGGAGTTATAGCTGATGTTGTTGCTAAAATTGCGGATTGGATTTCTAATAACCCAAAGTTAGCAGCTACATTAGCAGCTATAGCAGTAGCTATAGGTGTAATTTCAGGAGCATTTATGGCGTTAGCCCCAATAGTTGTTGTCATATCGACCATAGGGGCGGCAATGATGGGATGGGTAGCATTAATTGCGATTGTTGTAGCGGCAGTTGTTGCTTTAGCTGTAGCTATTTATCAAAATTGGGATTCTATAACGAAATGGACTATTGATACTTGGAATTCAATTGGAGAGTTCTTAGTAGGAATATGGGATAGCATAGTACAATGGGCAAGTGATACTTGGAATAGTATTAGTGAATCTACATCGGAAGTCTGGAACTCAATTAAGGAATTCTTAATAGGCTTATGGAATGGAATAGTTGAGTTTGTTGTAACCTGGGGAACCACAATTTTAGAAGCGTACATTGGTATTTGGACTTCTATTTTTAATTTCTGTATGGAAATTTGGAATGAAATTGTAGAATACCTTACTTCTGTCTTACAAGGAATAGCAATCTTCTTCACTGAGGTATGGACTTCAATTTCAACGTTCTTCCAAGAGACATGGAATGGTTTAGTTGCCTTTTTAACTCCTATTTTACAAGGGATAGCTGATTTCTTTTCTATGATCTGGAATGGCATTGCCACAGTGATTCAAAATGTATGGAATTTTATTACCCAATACTTACAAGCGATTTGGACAGCAATTTTATATTTTGCTACACCAATATTTGAAGGTATAAAGAATTTCATTTCTGAATGCTGGAATACGATTAGTTCTACTACAAGTTTTGTATGGGAAACAATTAAGAATTTCTTAGTTTCTTGTTGGAATGGTCTTGTAGCATTTGTTTTGCCGATTTTTGAACAAATTAAATCTTGGATCATTACGGTGTGGAATACAATCAGTACAACAACAGTAAATGTATGGAATGCAATTAAGAATTTCTTGCAATCATGTTGGAATGGAATAGTTGCTTTTGTGGTACCAATTTTCAATTCGATAAAAGGATGGATTATAAATACATGGAACACGATTAGTTCTACAACAAGTGCGGTATGGAACGCTGTAACAAACTACTTATCTAGTTTATGGAATTCAATCGTTTCTATAGCAAGGGCTATTTTTAATAACATTAAAGAGGCTATTTCAACAGTTTGGAATATGATTAGTAGTGCAAGCGTCAGCGTATGGAATGGCATTAAATCTACTCTTGCGAGTATTTGGGAAGGGATTAAATATACAGCAGCATCAATATGGAGTGGATTGACAAATGCAATTATGACACCTGTAAATTGGGTAACGAGGGCTGTTATTGGCGCGTTCCAAGGTATGCAATCAGCTATACTCGCTGTGTGGGATGGAATTAAAAGTGGTATAAAAGCAGCTATTAACGGACTTATTTATATGATAAATAAATTCATTTATGCATTTAATACACCAGCACAATTATTAAATAGAATTCCTGGTGTGAGCGCTCCTACGATTCCGTATGTACCGATGCTTGCTAAGGGTGGAAAGCCTGTAGGTGATGGTTCATTTATTACAGGAGAAGCTGGACCAGAATTGTTTACTAAGAAAGGGAATGCCATTACGGTTACACCTTTATCATCAAAAGAAAAATCACTTGGTATAACAGGAACAATGAATCAATTGATGGGGGACATGAGCCGTATGATGGCTAGTTCTATGAATCAATTGTCAGGTCTAAAGACTGTTATGAGTGGTGTATATGGAAATATGTCAAATAGTAGACAAGCTATGACAAACAGCGTTGCAAATCAAGTATTCAATTACTCTCCTGGATTATCCGGTGATAATAGGGTAAATCCAATGCAGGGTGGCGACTTAGTAGTAGAAGTTCCTGTTGTTTTAGATGGGCGAGATGTGGCACGCGGTACTTATCGCTATACAACTGAATATCAAGAAAGAGAGGCAAAAAGAAACGCAGACTTTTAAGTTTGTGTTTCTTTTATTTTATAAAGAAATGGGGTGTTAAAGTGAGTTCTTTTACATTTAACAAGGAGCGTAAAAACTTTATTCAAATTGCAAAAGGATGGAAAAGACCAGCTTGGGCGCCGTTAAAAAGGAATTTTTTAAATGTTCCTGGATATCCAGGTGCAAGATTATTAAACACACAAACGGAAATGCGTGTTTTATCTATTCCTGTAGGAATTATCGTCCCTGATGGATCGGATTTAGAAATCATAAAAGAAGAAATTGCAGATTGGTTAATTACGGAGCAACCGGCAGAGCTTACTTTCGATGTAGAACCAAACAGAACATATTTAGCTGTTGTGGATGATAGCTTTGATCCAGATGAATTTGTAACACTTGGAATCGGCACAATAAAATTTGTTTGTCCAATTCCTTATAAGCTAGGGAAAGTGAAAACTCACACATTCACTCAAAGTTGGTCTACTGAGATTACCTCAGAGTTCACGAATAAAGGAAGTGTAGAAGCTCCGGCCTTAATTGAAATGACTGTAAAAAAACCAAGCACTTTTTTAGATGTATGGTTTGGTAAATATCCTTTAGAACGAAACTATTTCCGTATTGGTTATCCCCTAACTGTGGAGGAAACAACGGTACAAGAGCGTGAGCGTGTGTTATGGGATGAAATGGCTTCGCCTATAGGCTGGACTCCTGTTACTGGACAATTTGACGATATGAAGGGGACAGGTAGTTTTAAATCAAGGGGCGGTTACGCACTATATTGTGAAGAATACGGAGAGGGGAAAGGATTTTACGGTGCAATAGCTAAGAAAAGTATTCCAGGCGGTCCATTACAAGATTTTGAAATGGAGGTATGGATGACTTTAAAATCCAAAAATATTGAAGAAATGGGTCGTTGTGAAGTTCTCTTATTGGATGAGGCAAGTAATCTGGTAGCACGCATTAACATGAATGATTTATACGTAACGGCAGAAATTACAAAAGCACATATGAAAATCGGGAATAGCGGAACGCCTAATAGCATTCGGAAATTAGTAGATACAAGCGGCTATTACTTATCTACTTTCAATCAATTTCGAGGACGCTTACGTATTGCTAGAAGAGGGACAAAATGGTCTGTATATGTAGCTAAATTTATAGATGGTAAAGAGATAGACGGGGCTTCCCTAGTTGAACAATGGAACGATGTTGACAACAGTAATCCAATGACAAACCGAAAAATCGCACAAGTTATGATTGCCCTTTGTAAGTGGGATAATCACCAGCCTGTTAACGAAATGCAATTTGATGATTTAAAGATTTGGAAGGTAAACAAAGTCCCTTCTAATACAAAACCTTATATTTTCGATGCAGGAGACAAAGTAATTATTGATACAGAAAAAAGCCTTGTTACGATTAACGGAAAAGATGCAATTAATATTAAAGATATTTTTAGTGAATTCCCTAAGATCATTCGTGGAGACAATCGTATTGATATTATGCCACCAGATGTTACAGCTACAATCAGTTACAGGGAGAGATATAGATGAGAACGCCAAGTGGTGAATTGCATGTTGTTGATTTTAAAACAGAACAAATTGTAGCATCTATTCAACCCAAAGATTATTGGGATGATAAACGACATTGGGAAATCAAAAATAACATTGATACATTAGAGTTTCGAGTATTTGATAATACAAGGCATTCATCCACACTGATGCAGCAAAACTTAGTATTAAAAGAAGTGCGTGATGGTCGTATCGTTCCTTATGTAATTACTGAAATTGAAAAGAATTCTGATGATAGATCAGTAATGGCTTATGCATCTGGCGAATGGATTCAACTTGCTAAAGCTGGAATTATCCCTCCACAAAAATTAGAAGGTAAGACTGTAATAGAAATGATGGATATAGCTCTTGCAGGTACGAAATGGAAAAAAGGCAATTTAGAGTATGCTAGTTTCCGTTCTATGACTATTGATGAATTTATTGATCCATTAAGCTTTCTAAAAAAGATAGCATCATTATTTGAACTAGAAATACAATACCGTGCTGAAGTTGTAGGCTCTCAAATCGTTGGGCGTTATATAGATATGGTAAAGAAGCGTGGTCGAGAAACAGGAAAAGAAATAACCCTTGGTAAAGATTTGCTGGGGATTAAACGGATTGAAAACTCTCAAAATATTTGTACAGCCTTACTAGGTTTTGTGAAAAAAGAAGGTGGAGAGTTTGTTACTATTACAGAAATAAATGGTGGTGTCCCTTATCTTGTGGACAGCGATGCATTTCAAAGGTGGAATGAGAAAGGACAACATAAATTTGGATTCTATAGTCCTGAGACAGAAAACGAAGACATGGATTCAAAACGATTAATGACCCTTATGAATACAGAGTTAAAAAAACGTGTGAATTCTTCTATTTTTTATGAAGTTGAAGCACAATCAATCGGTCGTGTATTCGGACTAAATCATGAGTTAATTAATGATGGAGATACAATCCGAATAAAAGATACAGGGTTTACACCTAAATTGTATTTAGAAGCAAGGGCAATTGCTGGCGATGAATCATATAAAAATCCATTGCAAGATAAATATGTGTTTGGAGATTATCATGAGATTGTTGATCCGAATGAAGAATTAAGGAAGATGTATAATCGTATCCTTAGTTCGTTAGGTAATAAGCAAGAAATGATAGATCAGTTAGATAAACTAGTGAACGAAGCTAATGAAACAGCTAATAATGCAAAGAAGGAGTCAGAAGCAGCAAAAACACTGGCTGAAAAAGTACAGGAGAATATTAAAAACAATACCGTTGAAATCATTGAATCGAAGTACCCACCGACAACAGGGCTTAAAGATAGAAAAACATTATGGTTAGATATTTCTAATGGTAAGCCAGGCATTTTAAAACTCTGGAAAGATGGTATTTGGGACCCGGTAGTTCCTGATGTGGAGTCAGTTAAGAAAGAAACACTTGAACAGGTCAATCAAGATATCGAATCCACAAAATCAGAGTTGAATCAAAAGGTACAAACCGTGGAAAGTAAAGCGCAAGAAATTGCTGGGCAAATAGTAGATGTTCAAAAGCAAGTTAATAATAAAGTGGATCAAACATGGATTGATAGTCAGCTTAAAGATAAGGCTGATAAAACTGGTGTATACACAAAAGATGAAATTAAAGATGGTTTCATCGGTAAACAAGTTTATGAAACCGATAAACAGGGGAACGTACAGAAGTTCCGAGATATCAATACTTCCATCGGTCAAACAAATGAAGCTCTTACACAGAAAGCTGAGAAGTCCGAATTAAAGAAAACTAATGAAGGTTTAACGCAGTTGGAGCAAAAGACGAATGAAATTAAGACAACTGCTGATGGTACGAAACAAACCCTTATAGAACTTAAAACGCAAGTGGATAATACAGTTAGTGGTGTTCGTAATTATGTTTTGATCGGAAATCGAGAATTTACATTTACAAATACGAATGAAACCGAAAGTAAAGGTGATGCACTTGATATTTCTAAAGATGCATACAATGACTTTAGAGGAAAACAAGTCTATTTAAGTTTTGATGCTGAAACAATTAACCTCAAACATGGAGTAGCAAGTAATAATAGCGTTGGTATTGAATTAAGAGTTGAATATGCCGATGGAAAAATATCGTGGTTTGAAGCGTGTTATAGGAAAATTGTTCCAGAGGGGACTAATAGATATAAGAGATATGGGAAAGTGTCACAAGTAATAGAAGATAAAGAAATCAAATTTATGAGATTGCAAATCTTTTTACGATCAGCTTCAGGCACTGTGAAAATGAAAAACTTCCAAGTCGAAGTAGGTAATAAGCCATCATCGTTTAAATTAGCCAATGAAGATCAGGTTACAGGAACAGACTTCACTAAAAAGACAGTAGAAATCGAGTCCACTATTAAAGGCATTACTACTTCTGTTTCTAATATCCAAAATGAACAGGGTAAACTTACTGAGCGTGTAACGAAATCTGAGCAGACAGCTGATGGATTTAAAACTTCTATTGAATCTTTAACGAAAAAAGATACTGAAATTAGCAGTAAATTAAATACAGTCGAACAAACTGTAGAAGGCACAAAGAAGACGATTTCCGATGTACAACAAACAACTAATGATTTAAAGAAAACAACTACTGACATAAAAGAAGAAGCTGGGAAAATTTCTACAAAATTAGAGCAGGTTGAAGCTCGTACAGTAGGCGGCGAAAACTGGCTTATTAACACTGGACCAAACGAAAAACCGCAAACAATTGGAATGGTCGGAGGTGCTCAAGTAAACAAAGCTAAATTCGCTGTACAGCCTGGTGAATACATCGTGTTAGAGTGTTCGGATCATACCGACTCTTTCTATCAATTCCATTTAGATAATACAAAAATGGGAGACTTTGAAAAAAGTAAAGACATGACACTCTCTCTGGATTTACAAAATGACGTTCATGTTGACTTCATTTTATTCCAGTTTATCAATGGCGTATGGGGTGAAAATGTACAAAAGGGAGTACCTGCATCAAATGTTTGGAAACGTGAGGTATGGACATTCAATATTGATACGCGCGCTACTGGTTGGGGATTACGTTTAAGATTCGCCAGAAATACAAATTCCATTGGTAAAAGATTCAGATTCAAAAAACCCAAACTTGAAAAAGGGTCAATTCCCACTGACTTCAGCAAGTCAACTTATGAGTTGGAGCAAAGTGTGGACGGTGTAAAAACTACTGTATCTAAGGTGCAGGATAGTCAAGTTGGATTCGAAAAGCGCATGACTACAGTTGAACAAACAGCAAGCGGATTGTCCTCCACAGTTAGTAATTTAAACAATGTAGTATCAGATCAAGGAAAGAAACTTACTGAAGCAAATACCAAAATTGAACAACAAGCAACAGCAATCAATGCAAAAGTCGAGCTAAAACAAGTAGAGGACTATGTTGCTGGGTTTAAGATACCTGAGTTGAAGCAGACTGTTAATCAAAATAAAGAACTTTTATTAGATGAATTAGCTAACAAACTTGCAACTGAACAATTTAATCAGAAGATGACTCTTATTGATAACCGTTTTACTATCAATGAACAAGGTATCAATGCCGCAGCAAAAAGGACAGAAGTATATACGAGGATACAAGCAGATGGACAATTTGCTAAGGATTCCTATGTAAGAGATTTAGAAGGACGTATTCACATTACTGAGACCAATATCCTTAGTACTGTGAAAAAAGGCGATATCATTTCGGCTATCAATCAAACAGCAGAAACTATTAAAATTAAAGCGGGTAAAATAGAGTTAGATGGAACAACTATAGCAAAACATTTAGAAGCGCAGGAACTTAGAGGTACAACCATACGCACAGACAATGGTATTAATTATGTTCATATTCAAAAGCAATTCATCCGTTTAATGGAGTCAAATATAAGCAGGGTTTACCTTGGATACTATAAAGATCGTACAAGCCAAATTCAACCAACAGTTGTATTAGGGGGAGATTCTGATTTCCAAGACGGTTCGGTTGTTTTAAGTAAACAACCAACGCAAGGATTCTTAGGAATAATAAACGGAAAAGATTCTAATGGAGAACCTTATTTTGTAAGCTCCGTTGTATTCAAAAGATCAGGTGAATTGAATCTTAACGCAGGAATGAATGGCAATGTAACTGTTAAAGCTGGTATAGGTATAAATCATTATGCGCAAGGTGGGTCGTATTGGGTAGAAGCTACTGGTGGTATCGGATTAAAAGGTGGAAATAAAAACGTATTGATAGATAGTCGAACAGCTATTGTTTTCAGCTTAAAAGATAAGAATATGCTTGATGTAGTAGACTACAATGGAGATACGGATTTACGGTTCCAAACATTAACGCTTAGAAATGGAGCATCTAGCTATGCGGGTAAATTACAGGTTAAATCCGGTGCAGGTACTTCTTTTTCGCCTGTAGTGGCAAGCAATTTTGAAACGTCATCGCAACGTAAGTACAAAACAAACATTCGAGATGTACAGTTTAGCGCTTTAGAAAAAATTATGGCGTTAAATATTCAACAATACAATTTGAAAACGGATATGGAACAATTATATGAAATGCGAATGAATCGTCAAGATAACGATCCGGTACTTACTACTAATGATATTCAAACTCGATACGGTTGGATTGCAGATGATGAAAGTAATCCGGAATGTTTTGTTACAAAAGAAAAAAATGCAGCTGAAATATATTCTTCAATAGCACTTCAAATAAAAGCGTTTCAAGAAGAAAAACATGCTAAAGATGCTGAGATTGAAGAGTTAAAAGAAGAGAATAAACAAATGAACCGTAGAATTGAAGTGTTAGAACAATTGCTAGTTCAAAACTTAATTGATAAGAAACCAGAGCAGCTATAAGCTGTTTTTTATTTTGCGCAAAATACGGCTTTGAGTAAAAATTCAATTCATAGATCAAGAGGGGCATATACATGCTTCTCTTTTTATTTTGAGGAGATGATCAGTGTGAAACGAATAGTAGACCAAGTAATTTATGAAAAGCATGTTAGCCAAGAAAATAAAAACCTAGTCAAAGATTTTCTAATCGAAAAGAAAGCACAAGGGAAAGCGGCAAGCACTTTAAAGCAATATCATTGGGACTTACGAATTATTTTGTTTCTAATACATCAACACTTCGAAAATAAAAATCTTATTGAATTAACACGAAAAGACATTCGCAATTTATCTATTATTTTTCAGGAGCTGGGAATGTCTAATGCACGTGTGAATGGATTAATGAGTGCATTAAGGTCCGCATTAGAATTTTGTGCGGATGACGACGACTACGCTTATGAATTTAATGTAGGTTCACGAGTTCGAGGATTACCTAAAAATCCAGTCAGAGAAATTACTTTTATTACCGAGGAACAAATTGAATGGTTAATTGATGAATTACTTAAACAAGAAAAGTATATGTTAGCAACTTATTTAGCGCTTTCTTATTACAGTGCAGCAAGGAAAAATGAGGTTTATCAAGTTCAAAAAGAAGAACTAACAGAACGTTATTTTACAAATGTAGTACGTGGTAAGCGAGGTAAGAAATTTAGATTGTATTATAATCCCCGAGTGCAGAAATGTATTCGTTTATATATAGATCAACGAGGTAAAGATACAATTCCAGACTTGTTTGTGCGAGTTTACAAGAATGGTGAGCGAAAGCTTTTAAATAAGAGTGTATTTAATTACTGGTGCAAGATATTTGCTAAGATGCTATACGAAAAAGAAGGTAAGGAATATAAAATTAATCCTCACTGTTTCCGCCATAGCAGATTAGATAATTTAAAAGTACAAGGTGTACCACTAGAAAAATTAAAATCACTTGCTAATCATTCTGATATTTCCACAACAGAATCTTATTTGAAAGATAGAAGCGAGGAAGATATTGCAGAAATATTTGGAATGGACCCAAGTTATTTTGCAGCTTAAAAAGGAGTGAAGTTATGACGATTGAAACTGGAGTAGTTACCGCAGCAATTGGAGTGTTTATCGCAATTGTATCAGCCGTAATTGGGTACTTTTCTTACGCATTAAATCGTTCGAAGGAAATTAAGTCTGATGGCCAACAGGACGCAGAAATGAGAGCGAAATTAGAGTATATCAGTAAAGGTGTAGATGATATTCGTATCGATCAAAAGGCAAGTGAAAGGCAGATGATTGCATTTGGTGAACGTATTACAAGGGTGGAAGAAAGCGCGAAACAAGCACATAAGCGCTTGGACAATATAGAAAAGGAGGCAAATTAAAAATGCCACTTACAAAAGAAAATATCTTAAAACGTTTGCGCAACTGGAAAACATGGGTTGCGCTCTTTTCATGCTTTGGACTGATTTTATCAGTATTCGGAGTAACTGGATTTGAAGGTAATTTAGAAAAGGTACAGCAAGCTGTTTATTTATTTGGTATTGCGCTAGGTATTTGGACAAGTCATGAAGACGGTACCGATCAAAATGAAAAAGGAGATGTTGAATAATGAGAGTATCAAGTCATGGGGGGCATAATGAAATTGTACCTGGAGCTAACTGGGGTAATCGCAAAGAACATGAGATGGATCGACAACTAAATAGTGACTTCATTAACAAATTGTGTGCTCTTGGGCATTCTGTGGAAGACGACACTGACGATGTAGGTCGCACAGCGAATGCCGTTGTAGGTAACCAAGTTAGAAATATTAATGATAGACCTAACGATGTAGGATTTGCTTGGCATCTTAATAAACATAACGGAGAAGGCCACGGAGTAGAAGTGCTGTGCTATTCTGAGAAAGAAGCGCCTATGGCAGCTCGTATTTCAGCTGAAATCGCTAAGCGTACTGGATGGAAAGACCGTGGCGCTAAAATCCGTCCAGACATCGGGGTAATTCGTTCAAGTAACTGCCCATTCTTCCTTATAGAGGCTGGATTTATCGATAACGATAGTGATATGGCAAAGTGGAACGTAGACGCGATTACTTCAGCGGTAATCTTTGCTTACTTCGGGCAAGAATGTGGAGGAACAAGCCCTGTTCAACCAACTAAACAAAACATCATCCAAACAGGAGCGTTCTCACCATATGAGGTCCCTGATGTAGCAGGAGCTATGAAATCTCTTAATATGACAGGTACATTTCTACTTCAAGGAGATGGATTAATTTTCGTAGTAACAGATCCTACGAGTGATACACAATTAAAAGCAATGAAAGAATACCTTGATCGTAAAGGTTGGTGGTATGAAGATAAATAAAACAAAAGAATAGTTTGATGAACAAAAATAAGAGCCGTCATTTGACGGCTTTTTTTTATTAAAAGTTTTCAATAACATTATAATAACTTCACTTGTTGAATTGCTTCTTTTAAGATGCCATTTACAATTTTTTAATACAATAATTACTTTATAATTATTTAACGTTTTTAAAATATCCTGATAGATTTACAAGATCTTGTGAGATAACTACAAGAATACTTAATATTTCTTTCTTTTTAACATCAATATCATTGTTTTCATTAATGAAATAAGGATTAGGTTTGGTATATGAATGTATTTTACTTGAAGCGATTTGTAAATTTTTGTCTAATTCTGCAAATGACACTCTTATATCAATTGGGATTATAAAGTTGTATTTGTCATAAAACTCTTGAATTTTACTTTTATAAAGTTTAGAACAAGCAGTGAAAGCGTCAGGAACATCTACATCTAATAAATTATTATCTATTGATGTATCTATAAATACCGCGTCATGGATTTCTGTTTTAAGTTTATCATATTCAAGTATTTTTATTTTGTATTCATCTGAGTTATCATCCAATTGTTTTAATTTTAATTCCATTTTTCTTTTTCTGCGAAATAACTCCTCGACATCCTTTAAGTGATCCCAAACGAGATTATCCCATTCTTCAATTTTAGGAACCATCGTAATAAAATTATCATATACTGGGCTACTTGTTGAGACATCCCATGCTTTATAAGTTTTAATTAATAAAGAAAAATCAATAGTTGAATCTTTTTTCCTTGCTATTGAGTTTAATTCGAAATTGACAGTGTAGTCTGTAATGAAAGAAGATAAATATATCTCATCTTTTTTTAATAAATATAAATAGTTTCTATTTAAAATATTAATTAGCCTTTGATAGTCTCTCCCTAATATGCCATAAATTCTTTTTTCCTCCGCTCTTTTGTTATTTCGAGAAAATAAACCCGCTATAATAAAAGAAGTGAAAATTATTCCTATCATGTCAGCTATTATATTTGGTAACAGATTATCCAACCAGAAACTCTTATCTAAAAAACCCTTAGCTTTGTTATTACTTATTTCTAAATTAAACGCATAAAGAAAGATTGCTAGCACTACTAAAATTACAAAAATATGTACTTTATATTCCATTGTTTTTGTAATGAAATATCTTGAGATATTTTTTATACCGAAAATAATCGATTTATAAATATCCATAAAATAGAACCCCACCTTTCGGAATTTTAACTAACTAAAAATATAAAACTATTTATTATAACCTTTACATGTGGACATTATTGAAAAACAGACTAGTAGTGTAGTCTGTTTTTTATTGCTAGTATATTAAAATTTACTTTTAGATAATGCTTTAATTATTGGTTTTACAATTAAACCTATTAAGCGAAAAGCTTTAAATATAGAGCGTATAACTTTCAT